ATATGAAGGTAACAAGAGAACAGATTTTAGCGATTATGCCGAATGCCAAGGATAAGGTGGATGCGTTCCTACCTTATATCAATGGCTATGCTGAGGTGTTCCATATTGATACTCCTAAGCGTATGGCTCATTTCTTGGCTCAGATTGCACATGAGAGTGGTGAACTGCGATATACCAAGGAACTCGGCAACAGAAACTACTTCCATAAGTATGATGTGGGCAAGTTGAAGAACATGCTCGGCAACCTGAAAGATGGTGATGGCTACAAGTATCGTGGAAGAGGTTTGATACAGATTACTGGAAGAGCCAACTATCAGGCTTATCAGAACAGCAAGTATTGTACTGGTGACATCATGGAGAACCCTCAGTTGCTGGAGCTTCCGCTAGGAGCAACGAAGAGTGCTATGTGGTGGTGGTGGAAACATGGCCTGAACAAGCTGGCTGATAGTGATAGCTTCGTGGCTATTACCAAGACAATCAATGGTGGAACCAACGGCTTGGAATCAAGACGAAAGTTACTTACAAGAGCAAAGAAGGTCTTTAATGTTTAGCCTATGAAAGTAAAATGGTACGATACTGATTTTTGGCAAGTAGCACTCTACGTGATTGGCATCTTGCTGGTAGCTTTTTTTCTGTCGGGATGCAAGACAAAATACGTCCCGATGGAAAAAGTTATATGTCGGGACGTAGTAAAACGCGATACGCTGCATACTTCTGACAGCGTTTTTGTGCGTGATTCAATCTTCCTCAGGCAGAAGGGAGATACTTGCTTTCTTGACCGATGGCATGAGAAGAGCATTTATAAAAATGTGTATAAGGTGAAGGTGGATTCCTTCCTGAAAAGAGACTCCATCCCAGTTCCCTACCCAGTAGAAAAACAACTCTCCAAGTGGGAACAGTTTCAGTTGAAGTATGCAGTATGGTCTTTTGGAGCACTCTGCATGCTGCTAATCGTATTAGGTTATAAATTCTATAAAAAGATAAAGAATGGCAAATTTCACATTGACAATCACGAAAAGTGACATCTATGAGGAGGTGGCAAAGACTACTGCCTACATAGGAGGAAAGAACTTGGATAAAAACGGAAAAAGTCTGTATGACCAAGTGTTTGTGACGGAAGCTGATAGAGAAATGCTGGAAGGCTTTTGGGAAGATTCCATTGATGATGTTTCCGTAGCCTTGGAGAGTATTCTTGGATGGCAGAAGTGTGACTCAGACAGCAACGAGGTCTTTGGTCTGAGAGTGAGCAGCCTTTTTAATGAGAGTTTATTTAAGACCTTAGAATCAACGGTTTTTAGTTATGTAGTCAACAAAATAGTAGCAGAATGGTGCTCAGTAGTCTATAAGGATAAGGTGGAAGATTATCTCTCCAAGGCAAACGTTTTGCTGCTAAAGATTGACGCAATCATTTATACACGTAAAAGACCAACAAGATAGGAGGATAGGATATGAGGTATTGTAATAAAGGATATAAAGTGATGATAGAGTTGGAAAAGAATGAGTTGGTATATGACATCAAGAATACTGCTTTTTCTTTTGCTGACTCTTATTCCAAGCAGAAAGGTATAGATGCCAAACAATTAAAGAATGTGTTTGATGTATCAGAGGAAGGAAACAGAGATAAGTTAGCAAGGATTCTAGACTCAGCCGTAGAGGATTGCAGAGAAATGCTTTTCCGATTTACTAAGGTTGAAATGTTCTGTGGCGGCTTTGATTCCAACGAGTGGGAAGAGTGTATAGGTTCCCCGACAAATGATGAGGATGCCTATTACTTGGCTATGCGGATGCCGCAAGGTTTTTCTAAGACAAGTGTACATACCATGACCGTCTACTTGCATGACTACATCGTGAACCAATGCCTTTATGAATGGTTGATGATTGTATATCCTGATGGTGCTGATAGGTTCTTGGCACTCGCTGAGGATAAGAAACAGAAGATTAAGGATGCCAGCAATCGCTCGGCTGGTAGAGCAAAAATCGCTTTGCATCCATTTTAGGTTAGTCGTTTAAGACTAGATAAAGCAAGGGTAGCTATCCTTCACGGACTGCTACCCTTTATTGTATTAAATGACAAACTAAATATTTATCTAAGTTCATGTTCCACTAGACGTGGACTCCTGCTTGGTAGTTACCGAACCAGTAACAGCAGCATTAATATTGATACTCTCAGGCAAGGTCTTGACATTTACGTCTGTAGCAGCCAGTTTCAAACCATTCCTCTGTTGGTCGGCATACTGATTCTTATCCTGAACGATAAAGTTGTTGATAGCTGTAGCTATGTTGTAGAGCAGTTTATCGGTGTCGCTACTGAGAGAATTAGAATCAACTGATGCGTACTTGTTGTTTTCAACGGTTGCCGATGTTGTCTCCTTCTCACGATACAGAACTGCCTGATTGATGAACTCCTGAGCAAACAAGAATGACTTGCTTACAAGTTGCTTAATCTTGGTGTTGTCTATATTGAGCGGATTTTCATACTTCTGTAGCATAGACTGCAAGCAACTTGCGGCTACTTCTTCTCTAGGCTGTAGGGTAGCGATGGAGAAGATTTCCTCTTCTTTGCCGCTTTCCTTTGTTCCACCTGCCTCTGATGCAGTAGCTATTCCGTATCTAGGGAATGGGCGAGCATTTGATGTTCCGCCGGAAGAAGTCTCTCTGACGAGTTTTGTGCCAGTGGTCTTTGTAATTGAAGAATCAACAATATTGGCAACACCTACTTTTGTTTTATTCTGATTATAGAGATTTCCGTATGAATCGAAATAAAACATCTGATGTAAGTTGTTGTTGAATATTACATATCCCATGTACATATTTGTACTTATAGGATAAATATTGATAATGGTGGATAGAACTATCTCTCCATCTATTTTCATTCCCAAGGATGCACCTTGTTCAACTTTCTTTTTATCGAAATCTGTTAATGTATATTCTGCCATAATTATCTGAGTTTATTCTGTAATCTTGGTTGGAAATCTGTAGATAATGCGCTGATAGACTCGTTTGGGGCAAGTTTGCCCATAAGCGCAATCCTGAAATATTTGTATGGAGAACCTACAAGGTTTCTGAGATACATATTTGCAGAAGAACCAATGTAATACCAATTAATTAAATTATTACTTCCAAATAGAACCGTTCCACACTTTCCTGCCTGAATGCTGCTTAAATATCCTCTTGTGATGCAATCAAACATGGTCTTATAGGCATCCTGACCAAGCGTTAAAGGACGGCTGCAAAGGAAGAATGGAACATTTTCTGTTGGTTCCTTCACGTACACATCAAGTATGTTTCCTGCTTTGTCTGTAGCGTATGACTCAGGATATATGTTTATTCGTTTGTTGAAGATATTGTGCATGGTTCCCCACATATTGCTTTTCAAAGAGTAAACGTAAGCATAAGTATAATTCGAATTAAAAACGATGATGCGGCTATCGTAATAGTCATAAATCATGCCAGCTTCTTCGAGATACTTACGGAAACGGACATATTTCACATCTGACTCAGGAATATTACCTAGCGCAAGGAGTTTATTCGGATAGGTCTTATCCTTTGTTGAATGTGAATAAATGGATAGAAAATCGAAAGGATAATCATCCAGTACATCGGTAATGCACTCAGATTCTCGCCCTCGCTGCATCATGATGCCTCGCTCGGTAGGGTACAGAACGGCATCATCTATCTGTAAAATGCCCTTAGGGTTGGAGCAAATATCTCTATTTGCTGGCTGTCGGGCAATATAGGTTCCTTCTTCTCCAAGCATCAATACCCATACACCTTCATCGGTAAAAGCGTAAAGAGGTGCATCACCAAACTGACCTTCGCTGATAGGTCGGGTATTGGCTGCAATTGCGCTAACGATGGATGAGCCAACCTGAACACTATTCTTGGCAGGGAAGACAAGTGGGTTCTCAGCTTCACTTACTTTTATTACGTTTGGGTGCTGTATGATATATTTCTGGCTCACAACATTACTTAAAGCTGCATCGTATTCTTCCTTGGTTATCTCTATGAAGTCACCAGTATCTATCGGTGTATTGTCCCAATAATATGAAGATGAAATTACCGCTCCACTTTGATTTCCAAAACGACCACCTTCAAAACCTTCTGCTCTTGTTGTTCCTCTAGATGAATCCTTTTTTAGGAGTTTGTGGCGGTATATTTGCATGAAAGCAGGAAGACCAGCATCATCGTGATAGAGGTACATGTAATCAGACAACTCTGATTTTTCCTCCTCTGTAGGTACATCAAGCCTTCCTCCAAATCCTTCATTTTCCAAAGAATTGGAAGATTGTCTATCAACTGCGGTAGGAGTAGTACGATTCTTACTAATGTTGATATAGTAAGACATTCCAAATGTTTCGGAAGGTTTCAGATTTACTCTCTTTGAGTAATATTTGTTATACTTCGGTAAGTGGAAATAGATAGTCATTGCCGTGGCAAGCGTACTAGGATATGCCAAGATAGGGCAGATAGGATATTGTAGTTTGCCCTTATGGTATATATCTCGCTTGATGCTATTTTCGCTGATGCTTACCTTGAAGACTGCATCACAAATATAATCGGTGGTAGCGGTACTGCTTGCTGTAACATCTACATACTCATTTAAGCATAGTTGTGTATTTGAAACTTTTCTCTTGGAGAAAATATCTGTATCGAAAGCATTATATATGGTCTTCTTTACGTTTCCTATATGCAATCGGTTGTTGTATGTTATAGCACACTTTCCTCCAAAAGAGTCTCGCTTGAAGTCTGCCAAAGAAATACTTTCTTCTGTCTGTAAAACTCGTTTGAGTTGTATATCTGTACCTAGCTTTTCCTTGTTGATACTGGTACTAAGATAGAAGGATTTGTTTTCAAACGACTGGTAAACATCTTCCTCTGACAGATATTGGAAGGCATCACAATTAACTCCTGATTCCATCTTGCTGTTCCAAAGAAAACATTTGTATCGTGAAATACCTCTTGTTCTTTTCTCTGTATCAATAAAAGATTCAGGCTGTGACAGGTAAACATCTACACCAAGAATGAGGTCTTCCAAACCTTTGGGTATATCCATGCTAACGTTGATGGTGTGGGTGTGAAGGCTTGTGCTTGTTCCTACAGATTTCTTTTCCTGATACCAGATGAACTTATTGAATGATGTTTCAGGTGCAAGAATGAATGGATTAGATATATTGATGTGTGAGGTTCCATCATATAACTTGATAGCCAATACTCCAAAAACCATATATTTGAAGTATTCCTTACCTTTTTCGTCTAGTCGTTTGTTGATAAGTGCATCGAATGCGTTGAATATGATAGATGCGCCTTTGAGAGAAGTATTTACGTTATTATTAAAGTGTTTGTTCTTCTCAAAAGCATTATCCCAATCATCGCCAAGGTTGATTGATACATCACATCTCTCAGACTCAACATTGGTGATTGTTGCACTATAGCTAAGTGAAGAAAGGTCGAAACTGGTGTAGTCGTTACCTCTCCAATAAGCGTACATTGTCTTCTCGTCACCAATGAAACATAAGATATTTCCAACTGATGAGACTGCATTGACGTGGAATTCGTTCAAGTCGATAGGGTTCTTAGTTCCGTCTCCACCTTTCTCCATACAGTACCAAGTATCATCTGATTTACGGATGATGTAGTGGGAGTGAATTGTTTCATTATGTGTTACCTTATGCACCAGTTCTATGGTATCTCCTGCATCAAGCGTGATGTTTGGCTCGGCTACTACTGGCTGCTGGATAGGGTGAAGTGCCCCATCCTCATTAATGAGGTTGAGGCAGGTTGCCAACTCCCCATCCTGACAATCGTAGTCGGATGGAGAGTGGGTAAGCCCTTTGAGTATTACTTCTTGTCTTGTTGCCATGTGCTCGAATTTAAGTTTGGTCGCATGATTTCGTAATAAGGTTCGCCTTTGGCTGACTTGCGTGGGATGCAAGTAAGACGAACCATTCTATTGAGAGGAAGGTTGTACTCATCAAGGATGGCGGTGATGGAAGGGTAGTCACTTCTGAAACCTACCTTCTTATACTTCTGATTGAATTGAAGCTGAGCGAAGGCGGTGTTGGCTTTGCGAAGTTCTTCCCAGTCTTCACGCATGCAGAATCCGTATGTACCTCTATCAGATAACCTGAACACGAAGATGGAATTGTCTGTTCGCTCCTTCTGCATGATGTGGTCATAGATGCCCTTGGAGAGCGTGACCGAGTTGGCTCTTCCGTCCAGTACCACAAAATCGTTGCGGTGTCTGAAACCATTGACTTTATCTATTAAATACTTGAATTTCATGTTGCAAATATAATATGAAAAGTGATAAAATGGATATTATCCGTTAACTTTGTCTTTCCGGTTGGGTCTACCCTTGCGGTTGCCATACTTGGTGATGATGGCAGATGCTCGCTCAGAGCGGTAACAGCCACATGATTTGGTTCGTCCGTCACGAAGAGCAGAACCTAGAACCGTACAACCCCTGCCACAATCACACTTGCATATCCAGAACGCACCATGCTGATGGTTCTCTTTATCAGATTTTCGGCAGACGAGTAATCTGCCGAAACGCTGTCCAGTAAGGTCTATCAACTTTCCCATACTACTTCTCTGCCAGTTTCTTTGCCTCTTCTACTGATACTGGCTTTCCGCTAAGAGGAATGCGGAAGTCGAACTTTGAACGGAAACCATAATAGCCTACGAAATCGAAGCTCTGTTTCATACGCTCATCTGTGGTGATGTACTTCTTGTAAGCCTTCACCTCCTTCTCTGAGCGGTAGATGGTAGAGTTGACGAAGTAGGAACTGGTTCCCTTGTTAGCGATAACTGCAATAAAGAACTGCTTACCAAGGAACTTCTCCTTGATACGCTGGATAATTGAGATTTTCTTTGTATTCATATATAAAATTTGATTAATTATTAAGAAGAATGCAGATAGGCTGCACTCTTAAAACTATTCGATTCCACAAGATACGATACCATCTTCTTTGTTGATACCTCGGAAGTGTTCGCATCGCTGGCAAGCAAGGCTACCTACATATAGTATTTCGTTGGTGTACTTGCCGTATATTCCGAATGGGCAGGGAGTGGTGTATTCGAAGTGCCCGGCGACAAATTCGTTGACGTTAAATTTTGGATATTTCATTGGTTACTTTAATATATTTCGAGATTTTTGTAGTATTTTCTTATGACTGAAAATATGTTGCTTTTAGTTCTTCCGCATGATTTCGGCTCAGGGCAGAAACCTCTATATACACATTGAGGAACGCAAGCGGATGCAAGCAAAGGTTCGATACGTGCCAATTCATCCATAACAAAGTACCACACCTCTCTTGTCTCATTTGATGCCTTGTTGCAGAGTCTCAACTTCGAGATATTGATAATCTCCTGAGCGTTGAGGGATAGTTGCAAGTTGACCAAATCATCCTGACGCATATCGTGACGAGATACCTTGGAGCCAGTAATATCTGGTCTAGATGTGGAAACGAATGGCTGAGCATGAACATGGCGAACAAAGTGATTGCTCACCCAGTATGGTATGCCATACATCTTAATATCGAACTCCAATTCTCTGAGCGGTGAATGCTCGCTGAGAATCATCTGTTTTTTGAACTCATCGCTAGGCTCATGCCCAAGCGGTTCCTTGCCTTGTGTGAACCGAGCAGCATCCACTACACGCTGCCAGTCCGTTACTCTTTTAATTTCTATTTTCATAAGCTATTTTACTTTCGTGAATAATATCCTATTATAAACCCTATAGCAGTCGTACAAGAAAAAAGAAAAATGTCAAATAACAATTCAGCCATAAGCTATTCCTCGCAATAGATGTTTTTACATATCCATTATATCCTAATCCGTTAGACAATGTGATAGTTTCTTCTGTTGCATCTACTGCTTCCTTCCAATACTTAAGAGCCTTCTTGTCTTTTTCAATTAAACTTCTTAAGTTTGTAGCTTTGTTATAAATTTCTTCTGTCATATCAATCCTCCAACTCTATGTTATTTTCTGCTGCGTAGCCATCTTGTGCTTCCTTATGATAACTCTTCTCGCAAACCCATCCTTTACGAAGATTATATTCGGAAATGACATGCTTACGACAATACTCACAGATAGCAATGCCGAATTGATTTTGTTTCTTCTCTTATCATAATCAATCCAACTCTTTAAGTGCCATTCCTATACCAATAGCAACAATTACAAGAAAGATTCCTAATTTTATTAAAATTATCATATTCTTTTATTTTACCCTCTCCATTTTACAGGAGAGGGTGGTTAGTTACTCATTAACTTCAACGAACTTTCCGTTTTTAAGTTGATACCAAGTATCAGCCTTGATATTCTCTCCATCAACGTACTCAGTCTTAACACATACTAGAACATCACATTTCTTTTCATCGCTCCATTTCCATTCTGCCAGCGTTATCCATGAGCCTACCTTTGCTTTTGCTATTGAACTCTTGCCAGCACACATGATAACGGAATCTTCTCCAGTGCTATCAATCTTAGCAGAGTAACCGCTTGAGCCAATCTTAGCATAGTCGCCTGATGAGCCAATCTTAGCAT